GAAGAACAGCTTCGCTGACGTGCTGAAGGACGAAGCGTACAGGTCAATCATCGCAGAGCTCCTGGAGGATGCGATGGTGATCGCTCCGGGTGGCTCGATCCCGACTGAGGGTGGCTCGAGCGCTGATGAGTCTTCCGAGAGTGAGGGTTGACATGGACCTGAGCGTGTGATCGGCACTGCCGACGAAGAAGCACTGCGTGCGGCTGTCATCGCTGATCTTCGTGCCGAGGCCATCGCTGGCGCATTCCCTGGTCCTGACGTGGACGAGCATGACGAAGGCTACGACGGCCCGTGCCACTGCCGTCTCTGCCTGTCGTACATGGACTGATTACTCCTGCATACCTACAGATCCCAGGCGGCGCAGGCATCCCGTGTACGTGGATGCCTGCGCGTCGTAGGTTGATCCAATGTCGTCTGAGCGTCCTGTCTTGCTCGTTGATGCGATGAATCTCGTCTGCCGGACCTACTATGCGTACCCGCAGATGTCATCCACCCATGGCCAACAAATGGGTGGATGTGTCGGTTTCATCAAGATGTTGACCCGATTGTGTCGAGAGATCTCGCCCTCACTCGTTGTGATTGTGTGGGAAGGAGGAGGGTCATCACGCCGTCGTGCCTTGTTCACGGGCTACAAGAATGGTCGTCGCGCTGACCAACCGAACAGACATGAGGCCGATCGGGAATTGCCTGAGTCTGACGACAACTTCACGTACCAGGTGATTGCCCTCACGAAGATGCTCAAGTGCATCCCTGTGTTTCAGGTGTACGCGCCGGACTGTGAGGGTGACGATGTGATTGCGTACCTCGCGCAGGGTCGTTACATGGCACGGAACAAGGTGATCGTGTCGAGTGACAAGGACATGTACCAGCTGGTCGACGAGCGTACGACGGTCTACAGCCTACATAGGAAGACGTACATCACACCCGACGTCATGTTCGACGAGTACAGGGTGAGCCCGCAGAACTTTGGACTTGCGAAGGCAATCTGCGGTGATCCAAGCGACAACATCGATGGTGTGCAAGGGATGGGCTTCAAGACCCTTGCCAAGCGCTTCCCGTTTCTTGGGTCTGATCAGCACAGCATCCTGTTGTCTGACCTCATGGATTACTGCGCCGCACACGCTGATGAATCGATCGCATATCGCAGGGTGCTCGAGGCGCGCGCGCTGGTCGAGCGGAACTGGAAGCTGATTCACCTGGGTGCCATGACTCTCACAGCGGCACAGGCTGCCAAAGTGGATCATACGCTGAACACATTCCACCCCAGCCCTGATAGAATGGGGCTTATCAGGCGCCTGATCACAGAGGGTATCAACGATCTTGAGGTCGATGACCTGATGTTCGCGTTCGTTGGCGTCGAAAGCCAGAATTCCCCGGAGAGCTGAAGAGTGACGACAGACCAAACGTCGAGTGTAGAAGAGACTGTCGTGGATAGGCCCACGTTTGCCTCCCACGGTCGTCCGTTTCAGGAAAAGATCATGCAGGCCCTGCTCACTGACCCACGCTGGGCTGAGCAGATGGTTGAGGTGTTCGACACGTCATATTTCGATTTGAAGTACCTGCAATTCCTGGGTGATCGCTACTTCGCGTATGCGAAGCGATACAGGACGTTTCCGACCCTGCAGCTTCTTGTCACGATCATCAGGGATGACCTAAAGGGGAGTACCGATGGCGTCCTTCGAGGTCAGATCGTCGACTACCTGACGCGGATCAGGCAGGACCCGGACCTGGGTGACCTCCCATACGTCAAGGAGAAGTCGCTCGAGTTCTGCCGGAAGCAGGCCCTGAAGGCTGCACTCGAGGCAGCTGTCGACGACATCGCCGCTGACCGGTACGATGCGATCGTGAACAGGCTCAAGGAGGCGGTCGCGATCGGCACACCCACATCCCCCGGGCTCGACCTCGCGAACGACGTCGACGCCAGGTATGCCGTGACGATGCGAAATCCCGTGCCCACGGGCAAGCCGCAACTCGATGCGAAGGGACTGCTCAGCGGTGGACTCGGTCGCGGAGAGCTCGGTGTCATCGTCGCGCCGACGGGTGTGGGAAAGAGTCATGAGCTCGTCGACCATGGGGCGCATGCCCTGAGCATTGGCATCGATGTCGCACACTTCACGTTCGAGCTGAGCGAAGGTCAGATCGGCAAGCGATACGACGCTCGACTCCTCGGAGTTGACTTCGATGATCTTGACGATCACCGAGCTGAGGTCGACGCGTTCTACGCGAACTCTCAAAGCAAGCTGGGTCGACTCAAGGTCAAGTACTACCCAAGCGGTACAGCATCAGTGTTCACGATCAGAGCGTGGCTCGAGCGCCAGGCCCTGGGTGGTTTCAGGCCGGGCATGCTCGTGGTCGACTACGCTGACATCATGCGGAGCACACGTGAGTACGACCAGCTCCGCATGGAACTGAAGCTCATCTACGAGGAGCTTCGGGCCCTGGCAGGCGAGTATGCGATTCCGATCTGGACCGCGTCACAGTCGAACAAGGAGGGGTCGACCAGCGACATCGTCGACCTCGGCAACATGAGCGAGGCGTACGGTAAGGCGATGGTCGCGGACGTCGTCCTCGGCCTGTCACGGAAGCCCCAAGAGCAGGCCCTGGGTCTCGGTCGTCTGTACGTGGCCAAGAACCGTGCGGGACGCGACGGGCTCGTGTTCCCGATCAAGATCAACACCGCCAGGTCGACGATCACGATCACGGGCGACGCCGGAAGCCCTGAGGACGCCAAAGTCGAGGATGAGGGCAGCATGAAGAAGCGTCTCAGGGACAAACTCGACGAGATCGGCCGTGACACTGGAATCCGTCAGAGCACCTGACGACACAAACAGATACTTAGCATCTCTCACGTAGGAGGCAGGATCTTGCAGCAGGCGCATGATGGCGTTGATGGGACGTTTTACACCTACGACCAGGTTCGAGCTGCGTCGTTGGAGTACTTCAAGGGTGATGAGCTCGCCGCAGATGCATTCGCACGCAAGTATGCTCTTCGAGCAGGCGAGGCGCAGTTCGTCGAGCTCACACCTGCTGACATGCACGTGCGTCTGGCTCGTGAGTTTGCCCGAATGGAGGCAAAGTACCCGAACCCGATGTCTGTGCAGGAGATCTTCTGTCTGCTTGCCGATGTCGACGTGAAGACGATCGAACGTGATGAAGCCCAACTCAGCATCGACGAATTGACGCTCTATGCGCTCAAACGCTATGACACTGGTTACGGCGTCATTGTTCCGCAAGGGAGTCCGATGTCGGGCATCGGCGATCCGTATCGGTTTCAGTCCCTCAGCAACTGCTTCGTGATCGATCCACCCTGGGACTCGTACGGCGGCATCTTCCGCACGGACGAGGAAGGCGCACAGATCATGAAGCGTCGCGGCGGCGTCGGGAACGACGTGTCGACGCTCCGGTGGAAGGGTGCAGCGACCAAGAACGCTGCAGGCACATCTGACGGCGTCACACTGTTCTGTGAGCGCTTCTCGCAGACGACCCGTGAGGTCGCCCAGGGCGGTCGTCGTGGCGCACGGATGTTGACTGCTGACGTCAAGCACCCTGACATCCTCGACTTCATCAAGATGAAGCAGGACCTCAAGCGCGTCACAGGCGCGAACGTGTCGAGTCGTCTGACGGACGCCTTCATGCGTGCCGCTCGCGATGGCGGTGAATACGAGCAGATGTTTCCATGCGAGGAAGAGGCATGGAACCGTGCACCTGCTCATGTCAGGTGTCGCCGCAGCGTGAGCGCGGCACCAGTGTGGGATGAGATCACAAGCGCGGCCTGGGCATATGCAGAACCTGGCGCCTTGTTTTGGGACCGCGTGCTCGCCAGGACCCCGGCAGATGTGTATGCTCGCTTCGGGTTCAGGACGATCTCGACCAATCCCTGTGGAGAGCTTCCACTGTGCGCGTACGACTCGTGCCGCCTGATGGTCATCAACCTGTACAAGTTCGTGTCTGACAGGTTCAAGGCCGGTGCGGCATTCATGTGGGCGGAATTCGCGGACATCGTGCGGAAGGCGCAGCGTCTGATGGACGACCTGGTCGATCTTGAGATCGAGGCGGTCGACAGGATCATCGCAAAGATCGAGTCTGACTCCGAGCCTGAGGACATCAAGCGGGTTGAGCTCCAGATGTGGCGCAGGATCCGTGAGAAGGCAGTGCAGGGCCGTCGGACTGGTCTCGGCATCACAGGCCTCGCAGACTGCTTGGCTGCATTGGGGATCAGGTACGGGTCGCCCAAGTCGATCGAGGTCACCGGACAGATCTACCGTGCACTCGCGATCGAGTCGTACAGATCATCGTGTGTGATGGCGGGTGAACGCGGCACGTTCCCGATCTACGACTGGGAGCTCGAGTGCGATCATGAGTTCCTGCGTCAGATCCGTGAGGAGGACACGGAGCTCGATGCTCTGTGGCGTGCGAATGGTCGCCGCAACATCGCGAACACGACGACCGCGCCCGCAGGCACGACATCGACGCAGACTCGGACCTCGAGCGGGATTGAGAACGTGTGGGATCTGATCCTAGTCCGGCGTCGCAAGCTCGCGGACATCGAGGTGAAGGCGCTCGAAGCCCTGGGCCGCAAGCCTGACTTCATCGACGCATCGGGAGATGCGTGGCAGGAGTACAAGGTCGAACACCCAGCATTCGCTGACTGGATGGCGGTGACTGGACTCACGGACCCCGCGCAGTCGCCGTGGCACGGCGCGACCGTCAGGGACGTCGACTGGATCGCCTCGATCGACCTCCAGGGCGCTGCCCAACACTGGGTGTGTCACGCGATCTCGAAGACATGCAACCTGCCCAGCGATGCGACCGTCGATGTCGTCAAGGCGGTGTATGTCAGGGCATGGGAGAAGGGCTGCAAGGGGGTCACAGTGTACCGCGATGGTACACGTGATGGTGTGCTCATCAGCGAGTCATCATCGACGTCGACATCGGAAAAGGTGCCGAAGGTCTTGTCACATGCGGTCAAGCGTCCTAAGGCACTTGCATGTGAGATTCACCATGCGCAAGTGACGACTTCGAAGTCTGTGACGTGTGACCCTGGACACGAAAATGACTCTGACAACATGCGACGCGTCACTGAGCGCTTCATCGTGATCGTGGGTCTGCTTGACGGCGTGCCATATGAGGTGTTCGCAGGTTCGGCTGACGCAGTCGAGGTGCCAAGACGCTACAAGCAGGGCATGCTGGTCAAGAGCCGGCGTGTCAAAGGTGTGGCGACGTACGACCTCAAGATCGACATCGGCGACAAAGATGACCCGCTCGTGTTCAAAAACGTGGTGGAGCTGTTCGACGACCCTGAGGGTGGCACTGTGACGCGGCTCGCATCGCTCGCGCTCCGTCACCGTGTGCCTGTGCAGTACGTGGTGGAGCAGCTTCAGAAGGACAGGCACAGCGGCATGTCATCCCTCGGACGTGTGGTTGCTCGGATCCTGAAGGGCCACATCCCGGACGGGACCACGACGCACGCGCAGAAGACGTGTGACACGTGCGGAGGCACCGAGTTCCGCTACCAAGAGGGATGTCCCACGTGCATTTCGTGCGGAAGCAGCAAGTGCGGGTGAGATATGTACTGGGTGAACGAGCATGTCCAGCGTGAGAGGATCTATCGATGGTGAAGAAGCTGACGAGTGAGGGCCTTCGCAGGCTCATTGTGACCGAGGTCAAGCGGATCCGTGAGGGCGGACCCGGCCAGGACTTCGACGACGACGATGAGCTCTCGCAGGAGATCGCAGGCCATGCAGGCGAGAAGTTCAAGGACGCTCATCCGTACGATGCAGACTCCGACAGCGGTGAGCTCGGTGAAGGTGCTTGGGAACAGCAGCTCGAGTCTGCCGCGCAGGCGGTGACGGACGACCTGATCGAACCCGTGCAGCGTGTCATCAAGGACGTCGCCGAGCGTCTGATCAACGGCGAGTTCTACGTTGAGAACCCGCGTCGAGGCCGAGCAGGTTTCAGGTGATCTTCCGTCACGCAGCACGATAAGGTCACTGATGCGTCTTAAAACACCCAAGCTACCTGCGATCCCGCGGGAGGTCGAGCAGCGGTTTCGCGGCATCATCCGTGAGGAGCTGTTGCACGGGGTGCCCGACTTCGCACTCCGGCGCGCCACCGATGAGTACATCGAGGCGCTCCAGCGTGCCATCATCCCGCGTGTCAGGGCGACTGCAGGGTCTCCACAGGAGACCCGCGAGGGTCAGGCAAGGCTCAAGGCCGCGCTCGAGCAGCTGGGTGACGAGGTCCAGGCGCTGTTGCAGGACAGACTCTACGCCTGGGTAAGAAAAGTTTAATTCGATAATGATTTTCTTCGTCTACGTCGACTGCACGACCGACGAACCTGCCAGGCCATTCTACGTCGGCAAGGGAACGAAGAAGCGCGTCCAGACGTGTCATCGCTCTGAACTGCATTCACGCTTTGCGCGTAAACACGGATGTGAACGTTCCGTCGTGTTCGAGACAGACGACGAGATGCTCGCACTGGCTGTTGAGATCGAACTCATCTCATGCTTGAAGACGTACGCACATGGTGGACCCGATTGTTGGGGTGCGAATTTGTCACTGGGTGGTGAAGGTGTTTCTGGCGCGAAGTTGCCTAAGTCGCCTGAGACTCGTGCAAAGATGAGTGCTGCCGCGATGGGTCACGGGTTCACTGATGAAACACGCATGAAGATGAGTGCAGCACGCAAGAATCGTGTGGTCTCTGATGAGACTCGACGAAAGCTCCGCGAAGCACGAGCTCGTGTGCTCGAGCGTGGCATCTCAGATGAGACGCGGAAGAAACTGAGCACGGCACGCCGTGTGGCTCTGGCCAGAGGTGACATCTACACGCCTGAGGTCAGGAAGAAGATGTCAGACTCGAAGAAGAACCTTTCAGATGAGACGAGGCGACGGATGAGCGAGGCTCAGCGATTGCGCCACGCAAGGCAGAGGAAATCATGAAGATTGGATTGCACGAACTTCGCAGGGTGATCCGCAGCGTCCTCTCTGAGGGGCTCGGAGAAGACAGCGACGCGACGATCTACGATCCGGGCGACCTGACGCCCGGAGATCGCAGGAAGCTGAAGCAGGCCGGGTACCTCCGCACGGGTCAGAGCCTCTATCATCCGTCGCACTGGAAGCCCGCGGGCCCGGATGAAGATGCTGACTTCTGGGCGTATGAGGACAGCTTTCATGCGCTGACGCCCGAGGCGAAGTCTTGGGCTGATGAGACCGACGCAGGCTGATCCCGCCCACACGAGTGTAGAAGTCCACCCGTCATGGGTACGATGCCCTCACGGCCGGTCGAGAAGAATCCGGCGAAAGGGTGTAGTGGTCTCTCATGCGTCAATATCTCGATCTCATTCACCGAATCCTCGATGAGGGCCGGACTCGGGGTGATCGCACGGGCACGGGCACGGTGGGTGTGTTCGGGCATCAGATGAGGTTCAGCCTCCGTGACGGGTTCCCGCTCGTCACGACCAAGAAGCTGTTCACTCGCGGCATCGTCGAGGAGCTCCTGTGGATGCTCCGGGGCGAGACCCATGTCGGGCCGCTCCAGGCCGCGGGCGTCAAGATCTGGGACGAGTGGGCGACGGCGGAGCAGTGCAAGAAGTTCGACCGTGAGCCCGGTGATCTCGGGCCCGTGTACGGTCACCAGTGGCGCAACTTTGGGGCGACGGAACAGGTCCTGTACACCGACCCGCTCCAGCGCTCGTGGGACGCCAACGGCGTCGACCAGATCAGGTGGGTGGTGGACGAGATCAAGAGGAACCCGAACAGTCGGCGGTTGATCGTGTCCGCGTGGAACCCGAGGGAGGCGACGCAGGTGGCCCTCCCGCCCTGTCACACCCTGTTCCAGTTCTATGTGCAGGACGGTGAGCTATCGTGCCAGCTGTACCAGCGCAGTGGCGACGTCATGTTGGGGCTGCCCTTCAACATCGCGAGCTATGCCCTGCTCACGTCCATGATCGCGCACGTGACGGGCCTCCGGGTGGGAGAGTTCGTACACACCCTGGGTGATGCCCACATCTATCAGAACCACCTCGAGCAGGCCCAGGAGCAGCTGACCCGGGAGCCCAGACCGCTCCCCCGCTTGGTGCTCGATCCGCGGGTGGACAACCTGTTCAAGTTCAATGCGGGTGACATCGCGTTCGTGGGCTACGACCCGCACCCGACCATCAAGATGGCGGTGAGCGTGTGATGCTGCCTCTCACGCTCGTGTTGGCCCTGGGACCGAATGGGGAGCTGGGCCTGAAGGGCGGTCTGCCCTGGCCCAAGATCCCTGACGACATGCGAAGATTCCGTGAGATCACGATGGGACGACCCGTCATCATGGGACGCGTCACGTGGGAGGGCCTGCCCGAGAAGTTTCGTCCGCTGCCGGGACGCACCAACATCGTCGTGACGAGGAATAGGAACTGGACCCCGGGTCCCTCGTGCCCAGCCATGATCGCCTATACGCTCGAGGCCGCGATCACGGCAGCCCGACAGGAGCACGAGGATCCGTGCGTGATCGGCGGAGCGGAGTTGTACAAGCAGGCGTGGCCTCTCGCGACCCGGGTCTTCTTGACAGAGGTGCAGGGTGAGAGCTTCGAGGCTGACACTTTCCTAAGGACGCAAGACCTTGAGACTGCGCGATTCAGGCTCACCGAGTTGGCTTGGCTGTCGGCGGTCGTTAACACACACCCGGGAGCCAGGTTCCTGCAGCTCGATCGTATCTGAACCTTCTCGCTCACACCCAGTGCAACAGATTCCCGACGAGGTCGATGACGTTCTGTTCATCGACACCACCCATGTCGTCGATCAACTGCTGCCAGTCCTGACCTGCCATCTCTTCACGATCCGCACGTTCGTAACCGCCGTGCATCTCGGTGAGAAAATTGAAGCGTGCCTTGTACGACATTCCCTGCCATACCTCGCTCGCCTTAGCCGCACGCTCTTTCTGGGCGGCTTTGCGTTGGGCTGCTGTACCATTCCTGCGCGTCGGTTCACGCCTGTTGTAGATCGACCCGCCTGCGCCGTTGTCAATGTCTGACCATGTACCCTTGGGTGGACCCTTCCTGCTCGCCTCGGCGATGGCATTGAGGCGGTTGAGTACGCGGTTCTCGATCAGGCTGATCATTCGCATGGTTCTACATATAAGCCTACTTGACACACTGGTGTTGACCACCTATGCAGGGTGCAGTAAGAAGGATCTCAATGATAACAAAGCGTGCAAAGGTGATCGCGATCGAGGGCCGTGATAGGATCGGGAAGGCGACGCAGACGGGAAAGCTGATGGAGACCTTCACCAACAACGGCAAGCGAGCGGTGCTGTTCGAGTTCCCGCTCAGGGAGACGATGACGGGCCGCGCGATCTACAGGGCGCTCGAGTCCGGTTGGGTCAAGCGGTGGCCCCTGTCATTCCAGGCACTCCACTTGGTCAACAAGCTGCTGCCGCAGATCATGTGCCTGCCCTACCTGCTCCTGACGCAGGACTACATCGTGCTCGACCGTTGGAACGCGAGCTCGCTCGTGTACGGCAAGGTGTCAGGGGTGCCTGCATGGTTCTCCCGCTTCACGTCCGAGGTCCTCATCGATCCTGATCTGATCCTGGTGCTCGACGGTCCGGGTCACGGCATTCCTGGGACCGGCGACGCATACGAGCGCGATCAGGCGTTCCAGGAGAGGATCAGGGCGGGTTACCTGGCCGAGGCCGCGCAGAACCCGCGGACGCACGTCGTGATCGACGCGATGGGCCCACCCGAGACGGTCCACATCAGGGTCATGAACGCCCTGGTCGATAGGGACCTGGTCCGATGAACGACCGCATCGACAGGCTCACGTGGATCGACCTCGAGACGACCGGGTTCGAGCCGGGCACCAGCGCCCCGGGCGACCACGCGATCCTGGAGCTCGGGATCGTCATCACGGAGGCCGACCTGACCGTGGTCGCGTCACGGTCGTGGGTCGTGTGGCAACCACCAAGTGTCCTCGCACGGATGGACGACCACGTGCGCAAGATGCACACGGCGTCTGGTCTGCTGGATGAGGTCGCCGCGATCCACTTGTCGGACGACAAGTGGATCAATGACAAGTGCGTCTGCAATGTCGACGACGTCGCGGGTGAGGCGCTGCTGTTCCTACGGAACCACGTCGATCCCAGGACGTCACCGCTGTGCGGTAGCTCTGTGTGGTTCGACCACGGCTTCCTCATCCGCGATATGCCGTACGTTCGCGGACACCTGCACTACCGAATGATCGACGTGTCCACCATCAAGGAACTTGCACGGAGGTGGTGCCCAGGACTCGAACCTGCGAAGAAGCTCGCCCACCGTGCCCTTCCAGATCTCAGGGAGACGCTGGCTGAGGCGGCTCTGTACCGAGACATGATCTTCGCGCGGCCCGACCCGAGCTGGGATCTGGGAGAGCGCGACACGATGGCAGACAGAGGCACGACATGAACAGACGTGATGCGCTCAAGACCCTGCTGGCCGTGCCTGTCGTCGCGGTGCTACCGGCGATTCCTACTCCCAGTTCAAGCGGGTTCATGCTGTACGGTCCTGACGAGTGGCGAGACATGTCTCGCCACCTGTGGTCCAATTTTCAGGAGTATGCGGCTGACAAGCGTGAATGGTTGATGCCCGACGATGAGCGGTTGCTCGAGCCCATCTGTTCTCGGTTCTGTCATGCTCTGATGCACGGTGTCGACATCTTCGGTGGTCAGGGTGACGCAGGCGCCGCGTTCTACCCGGAGCAGGACCCGGAGCTGATTCGCAAGAACGTTCGGTTTGGGGTCATGGATTCGCAGACGGTTACCGTCGCTGGTGTGACTCGCGACGCGCTGAGTCGAAAAGTACGGATGAGCTCGCTGCACGCTGCACGTGAGGCTTGGGACGATGTCAGGGTATATCATGGCATCGACGTCGAACATGAGATCATCGATGCATGCGTGCAGCAGGCCGCGCTGGAGGTCATGTGCGAGATCAGGGGCGACTGGAAGAACGGCGCTTGCACGCAGCTGTACCTGTTGAACCTACCACCGCACCTTGGCCTCGTCGATCCAGCGCTGCATGAGGGCTTCTCTCACAGCCGCGGGTGGCGCATGCGGTACACGAAGTTTGCGATGCAAGGGAGCATGTCTTGAAGTTCCAGGTCGTGTGTGCTGATCCTCCGTGGGGATTCTCGGACGGGCTCAAGAAGATGAAAGACGGTGTCGATCGTTCGGCAGCGTCCCAGTATCGGACCATGACTGCTCAACAGGTCAAAGATCTCGACGTGCCTTCCCTCGTCGATCAGTCTGGGTGCCTGCTTGCCCTGTGGGTGCCAGGGTGCATGCTGCAATACGGATTCGATGTGATGGAGGCGTGGGGCTTCACGTACAAGCAGAACTACGTGTGGGTGAAGACCAAGAAGGATGCGATCGCAGATTCCGCCCTTAAGGGTCACATGGATG